AGTCTGAAATATCATTGGCTGGTTTATTGACCAATCTAAAAGAAAAAGATTTCACGGCAATGCGCAAATGGGTTACACAGAATTTGGATAATGACCCAGTTCGTATCTATCGTAAAATCTATGATTCCATGTACGAGAGTTTAAAACCCGAGTCTATTCCTCAAGCTGTTGTTACGCTAGCACGATATCAATATCAGGCAGCGTTTGTTGCTGACCAAGAGATTAATTTAGTTGCTTGTCTAACTGAGTTTATGGTGGACTTGGAGTTTAAATAATGGCTGATTTATTTAAAGAAGTTATACCAGCCATATTACAAACAAAGAAGAATGTATTACAAGATGAACAAGATGTAAAGAAATACGATGCCTTTATTGTAAACAAAGCACTATCATTTCATATGGATTGCATTTATTATGCCAATGAGATGAATATGTTCAATGGATTGGATAATGATTTACAATTCCAATACTACATAAATAACGTAAGGTCTATGAAACGAAAGTATCAACCGTGGCAGAAAGCTGAAGTTAATAAAGATTTAGAACCCATCAAAGAATATTTTGGATTCTCAAATGAGAAAGCCAAACAAGCTTTGCGAGTTTTAAGCGATGAACATATCACTTTAATAAAAGAAAAAACAAATAAAGGTGGAGTGACCAAATAATGATTCGTATAGAAGATATGGTTGAAGTGACCTTGAATGAGAAAGATGACTTTCTTAAGGTCAAAGAAACCCTAACCCGTATTGGACTGGCATCAAAGAAGGATAATACACTTTATCAATCTTGTCATATTTTACATAAACAAGGCAAATATTACATTGTTCATTTCAAAGAACTATTTGCTTTAGATGGAAAGCCATCAGACATAACAGAGAATGACCTAGCTCGTAGAAATACCATTGCCAATCTGTTAGAGGAATGGGATTTGATTGATATTGTTAGGCCAGAACAAACAGAAGAATTAACTGTATCCTTATCACAGGTTAAAATTATTCCTTATAAAGAAAAGAATGATTGGAACTTGGTGACTAAGTATAATATAGGTAAGAAACCAATTACTAAGAATTACGCAGACTAAGTTAATGATTTTCTCTATATAGAAAATGTGTCTTATAATATACATAAAGGTGTAATTGTATATTTTCGTTAACACATTTAGGAGATTTACCATGTGGACTAAACCTGCTGCTACAGAAATGAGATTTGGATTTGAAGTAACGCTTTATGTGATGAATAAATAAGTTATAATAACTGCACACGGCCCCCATCGGTTAATTCTGCTTGGGGGTTCTTTTTTTATGGAGATAATATGATAACATTGATTGGCCACGGATACGTTGCAAAATACATATCTGAAGAATTGATTTCACAACAAATTAAATTTAATTGGACTCACCACACTGATGGCATTCCATGGGACACCAATTTTGTAATCAATGCTACCGGTTTCACTGGTGTGCCAAATGTAGATGCTTGTGAATATGCTAAGGATGAAACTATCGAAGGTAATGTAATATATCCTTTGCGATTAGAACGACAAGCTCAACAACGAGATATTCCTGTTTTACATATCACCAGTGGTTGTGTTTATACTGGTTATGTTGATGGCGGTTGGTTAGAAGAAGATACACCCAACTTTACATTTGATAATGCTTCTTTTTATAGTGCTTCTAAAGCATTGTTTCAAGAGTTGTGGTCAGAACAATATGCTAATCGTTCTTACTTATTCAGAATTCGTATGCCATTTGGTCCCGATAAAGACCCTAAAAACCTATTATCAAAACTTACAAAATATGACAAGCTAATTAATAATGTTAATAGTGTAAGTAATGTACAAGAAGTAGCCAAGGCTGCCGTTCATTTTGCTTTATATAAACCAAAACCAGGAATATATAATGCTGTAAATCCAAATGGGGTCACAACTGAACAGATTGCTACTCTATTAGAGTTGGACAAACAATGGATGACTCCAGACGAGTTTGATTCTATCACTGTAGCACCAAGAAGTAATTGTGTATTAAACACCGATAAAATGCAAGAGGTATATAAATTTAAAGATTCTTACCAATCTTTATATGAAACCATTGCAAATATCGTATAAATAAATTTATAGGCTTCACCTTAGGACCGCTAAGATTACGAAGCGCTTTAAAGCGGACATAGCGTATGATGTCACTGGATACCGTAACCAGTAGTTTATGCCTTCGGGGTAAACAATTTTAAAAAACTTGCTTAATTTAAGGAGAAAAATCATGGTAGATTTATACCGTTCCCTATTACCTACGACCGTAGGTTTCGACAGACTCTTTTCAACCATTAATGAATTTGACCATTTATTAACAGAAGGAAAGAAATACACTCAAAGTTATCCTCCATATAATATTATTAAAACCGATGACACCAATTATTCAATCGAAATTGCTGTTGCGGGTTTCAAGCGTGAAGAATTGGATATATCATTTGAAAATAGCAAATTGATTGTAACAGGAAAAACATTTGACGTGGCTGAAAAAGAATACCTACACAAAGGTATTGGCACTAGAGATTTCACTCACAATTTTAGATTATCTGATTCCATTATAATTAAATCTGCTGACATTGTGGATGGGTTATTGGTTATATCTTTGGTCAATATTATTCCAGAAGAAAAGAAACCACGTAAAATTTTGATAGGTAATTAAGTTCAGGCGGGAGAAATCCCGCTTGACATTATATAATGTTTGATATATAATACATATTATAAAAATTAGTCAATAACAAATATTAAATTAAATGTGCTTGACAAATTATTATTATTGTAGTATAATTGTTTTATGAAATGCGGTGTGTAATAGTACGACTTTGAGTTCCCCTCTTTGTTATCTGTGCAAAGCAGACCACCGCTCCAGTTCCGCGGATTTAGTTTAGTGGCAAAACTGTAGGTTTCCAACCTTCTGTCCTCAGTTCGATTCTGAGAATCCGCTCCATATAAAAGATAATATGAAACATCCAGAACGTGACAATTTGTGGTGGTTTATGCGAATAGTAGAAATGGTCACCTGTGTTCACATTATGGCCAACTTTTGGCTAACACATTTTACGAAGTGAAGACTTATGCAGAAAATCAAAGAAAAATACGAACAGAAGTGTAGCGCAGTATGTGATATCAATGAACATATTCCAACACTCCACAAATACTCATTAGGATGTGAACATATCACAGAAATGGGTACCAGAGAAATTACCAGTACATGGGCCTTTCTAGGTGCAAAGCCTAAGAAATTTGTTGGTATAGATGTCTATGTTTCACCAAATTTACCAGAAGCTAAACAATTAGCAGAAGAAAACGGTATTGAGTTTGTGTTCCTACACCAAAGTACATTAGAAGATGGTTTCGTAATTGAACCAACCGATTTCTTGTTTATTGACACCGCCCATACGTATGCTCAGTTATCACAAGAACTAGCAAGACACGCCGGCCAAGTAAAGAAATATATTGGATTCCATGATACAACAACTTATGGTTTTGTGAACGAACCTCCTTATAAAGAGAACGAACACATTGAAGCCGCTGTTGGTCCAAACGCACCAACAGGTTTGAGACCAGCTATTACTGAGTTTGTTCAAGCACATCCAGAATGGAAAATCATTGATGTATATGAGAACAATAATGGATTAACAATCATGGAACGTAAAGGATTATAAATGACAGAACAAGTTAAATGTGGATGTGGCCGCAGTGTCACCGGTTTTTGTGATGGAAGTCATAAGTTAACCAATGAGCAATACCAAACAAAATTACGTGAACAACTTATTAAAGAACAAAACAATCAAGTATTTTTAGCTGAAGACACAAGGGATTAATTATGAATATCAAGCCGTTACACAAAAATGTTATTATTGAACGACAAGAAAAAGATTTAACAACCGAATCTGGAATCATTTTACAAACTTCCGATGAAGCTGATAAATCAACCGTTATTGCTATTGGCACAGATGTTGAGTATGTTGTAGTTAATGATGTTGTTTTGGTTAATTGGAACAAAGCAACCAAGATTGATGGCAAGCAATATAAAATTAATGAAGAAGACATTATTGCAGTTTTTGAAGATTAATTCTGTCCTGTTAGCTCAGCTGGATAGAGCACCGCCCTTCTAAGGCGGTGGCCGGTGGTTCGAATCCACCACGGGACACCAAGTTTTGGAGGAGCGGCGAAGTAGGAGAGTCGCAGCGGACTGTAAATCCGTTCTCACTGGGTGAATAGGTTCGATTCCTATCTCCTCCACCATTATTATATTATGAATAAATTATTTCTATTACTTATATTGATAGTATCAAACAATTGTTTTGCTAAACCGGTTACGGCTAAATCTTACATTGTTACCGATAATACAGGTGATGTCATCTTAGAAAAGAATTCGGATGTTGTTAGGTCGATTGCTAGTATCACTAAAATGATGACGGTGATGGTCGTCTTAGATGCAAACCAAGATTTAGATGAAGGGTTGCCTATTGTGTTTAAAGGCAATAGTTATCTACATAGTAAATTACCTCGTTCAGTTAAAACCTTAACACGCCACGAATTAATATACCTTGCAA